TATATTGAGTAGTCATTTAGAAAAACAGCTAACATATAATGATGAAAACTTTGCGTTGCAGAACTTTGCTGCTCAGAATAAAATGAAAGTTATCATCCCTCAGTGGACACCTCTTGAAGCTGCCGACTGGTTGAGAGATAGAATGTCTACAGCAAATGGTAGCCCATTCTTTTTGTTTGCAACTCTGAGAAGTGATGATATTCACCTAGATGATCTTTCCTCTTTGATTGCCACAGCAGCTTGGAATGTCAATACTCCATACACATATGCACAATCATCACACAATATGTTTGCTGGCCCTGACAGTCCTGATACACAGCTTAGACAGATGTTCCATGTAAAATCATATGCAGCATCGAGTATCGAAAGCACAATGAGGTTGGCTCAGTCAGGAGCTCTTGGATCATCATATGATGTATATAATTTAACGTCCGGTGCAGAATCACAAGATGGTTTTCATAGTGGTAGAGATACTATTAATCAGTTTATGAATGATCTGGGATATGCCCCAGAAGATGGGATTGCATTTGATGACAACCTACAAATCGGAGTTACAAACAAAGGATTGTTAAACATTGGTAGCTATAGATCAAAAGCGTTTAGCTCTGTTGTAGCTTCAAAACAATTTTACGATGAAGATGGTTCACAGCTTGCTGGATACCACGATGAGAATGGTAATGCTGGATTGTACAAACTAAAAATTAAATCAGCAGCATTGAGATCGTTGCTAATGAATAATGTATTCACTATCTCTGTTCCTGGCCAGCCATACCTTCTTGATCCATTGGCTGGGGTAGGATCAACTATTAGGTTGGAGTATGCTATGCCAACCACAGACCCAACAAACAATTCTCAAATTGATCCAGATAGATCTGGTAAGTTTTTGGTATATAAGGCAAGACATAAATTTGTTGATGGTATTTATGATACCCAAATGGATATTGTCAAGTTAACAAAGTCGACAGGATCAACATAATGAGAACAATTAGCACAGAATATTATGGCGACGATGCCAGATGGTTTGTCGGAGAGGTTAAATCAATCGCTGATCCAGATAGACTTGGTCGTGTTAGAGTTAGGATCTTTGGCCTACACAGCACAAACACAGCCAAGATTGCTAACACAGATCTACCATGGGCAAATGTTGTGGTTCCTGTCACACAGGGTGGTACAATGCACGTCACTCAGCCTACAGGTATTCAGATTGGCGCAAGGGTCTTTGGAATGTTTATTGATGGTAAGCACTCCCAGGTTCCATTAGTACTAGGATCAATTCCACACAATCCAACATTTAGATATACGTATGATGGCGCGCTTGATGGTTTTGTGTCTCCTGTCCAGTCAGAAGTCATTGGTCAATATCAACAGGGTGATGAGATTAACAATGCGATTAATCAAAGACTAGAAGATGCTGGTGAGCCTCAAGGCTCTGTTGGCGCTCCTTTAACTCAAGCCCAAGTAGAGATTCTGAATGGTATTGTTGCAGGACCAGGAAACCTTACAACTGATCTTATTGGCCAGACCAGACAAGAGCAAGCATTTAACTTCTTTAAACAATACTTCCAAGAAAGAAACCACAACAACCCAGGATATGTTGCAGCAGCTTTTGTTGGCAACTTTATGAATGAATCTTTCGCCCGATTGGATCCTACAATTGGTGAAGTAGATCCTCTTGTTCCAGGAAGTCGAGGAGGGTTTGGTATTGCTCAATGGACCGGTCCTCGAAGGGTTCAGTTAGAACAATATGCTGCAGCCAACAATGCATATGTCGGAAACTTCACTATGCAACTTAACTGGGCAGCTCATGAATTAGAAAATGACTTGCGATTTGTTTATACTTGGTTGCAAGAAGACCAAACAATTGAGTCTGCAACTGAAACGGTCTTTGCCTGGTATGAAAATCCACAAGTATCTGTTAACTTTAAACGTCAGCATCCAGAAGCTAAAAGCTGGAGATCATATCAAAGATCTGGAGGAATCCAAGCATTTCTACGCAGAAACTCTCAGCAAGGTAATATTATTAGAGCCTATAGGCTGGAATATGAAGAAAGACTTGGCGATGCCAAAGCTGTATATAATGCGTACGGAGGATAATTATGGCAACGCTTCTATCACTTAACTCAAAACTAAAAAGTCTTGGTATTATTTCTGGCTTTGATAACCTAGCAACACAATCATCATCAGTCGCGTCTTCTGTACAAGCTCTAAACTCTTCTAGTCTAGGTAATGAGATTAACGCTACAATTGGTGGGGTTCAAGGTCTAAACACAACAACGGATGCAGCAATTTCTATTGGGCTTCTTACTGAAAACCTTCCTGGTCTTCGTAGTCAGATTGTTCAGGATGTTAGTTCTAGCAAGAGCGATCTTGATACCATTACAGGAAACACTGTAGACAATTCATTTAATGATCTTGTGTTTACAAGCGCTACAGCTGAGGGAGTTAAAGCAGGTGTAAACTTTGTTACTACTCCAACATCGCAACAGATGACAAATATTCTACAGAATGTTGTCCCAGAACAATATGCTAGCCAAGTTCCTTCTCTTGTTACCAATTCGTTTAGTGACTTCTCATTAGATCTGTCTACAGCTGTAGGTTCATTTACCAGTTCTTTCTCTGACATTCTTGGATCTGTAACAGGTAATGTTCTTCAAGATGTTATTTTGCAGAACGATACTAGCCCGATTAACATTATTGAAAATTTAGGAGTTGACTCTGCAACAGCAGGTGAAGTTCTTGTTCTCCTTCAATCAAATCGTACCAACGAAGCTGTAGAACTGTTAACAAAACTTACAGGTAAGAGTGCTACAGAAATAGAAGCCGTACTAGCAACCGTACCAACTAGTTTGGAAGATCAGATTGATAAACGAAATGTTGGCAGTTCCTCCACAGGTGTTTATGATGTTTCTGATAAGAACAATGAATGGGATGGTGCAAACACCCCATCAACATTCTTTGATATTATTGCTACACAAGAACAGCTTACTGTTGAGATGTTAAAAAGCTCGCGAGAGATTACAGAGATTGTATTCTTTGGTCATGAGATGACAGAGAACCAATTGCTAACATCAGACGAAATACATCAGTCGTACATCACAGATGGTAATGATGGTATTCCTTTTCACTATGTGGTATTGCCTAATGGTAATATTCAAAGAGGTCGGCCGTTGTCACGTACCGGCACATTTTCTACAACACACAGTCAATTTTCAATTGGTGTTGTTATTCCTCATGTCAGGGGAGTTCCAGCGACCGTCAAACAAGGAAAGAGCGTACGTCAGCTAATCGAATCATTCTATAGCGTATGGCCTGGAGGTCAAGTGTTTGATGCAGAAACGGACATTGGAGACTCTGAAGTAAAAGTAGGTGTAAATATTGGTAACTACATTGCTTCATTTAAAAAAGTAAATTATGGTAGTGCTGCGAGATCATTCTCTACTCAGCAACTTATCTCAGCTGCGCAAGGAAACGTATAATGTCCACTAGAAACGTTGAAGGTATTGTAAATAGAACAACCACTCAGGGAAGTGGGGTAGTAAGAACTGCTGGTAATATTTCATCTGGTATTGGTGATCACACAGGGATTCATCCAGCTCCTGGTACAGAAGGTAAGCCAACAACCAATACTGGCGGGAAACTTCTTAACACATTTGGTATTGAGATTCCTGATAATACCATTCAAGGAAACGAAGCAGAATATACACAGGTGTATGAAACAACCACACCTGGTGGGCATTCGATTGAGTATAATGATACTTCAGGTTCAGAAAGAATTATGATCCGGCATGCCAATGGTACAGGGGTTAATATTGGTCCAGATGGATCTGTGATTGTATCATCTAAGCGAAGAGTTGATGTTGTAAACGAAGACTACAATTTATCTGTTACAGGTGATGGTAAGATGTCATTCCAAGGCAACCTCTCTTTAAGTGTTACTGGCGATCTTAACATTGATGTGGGAGGTGAGTTTAACGTATCGTCCCAAAAGAAAACTGAATTGGTTAATGGACCTTCTGTCACTAAGGTTTATGGTGATAAAATAACCACAGTCAAAGGCAATGAATCAAATCTTGTTACTGGTGGGGGTGTTGTCCAATACTTTGAAGGATTAAATACCATTATCAAAGGTGACGCTAGATATGCTGTTCAGGGGGATATGCTTGTTGCTAGCTCTGGTACATTAACAATGACAGCAGAACAAGAAGTTGTTCTAACTTCACCAGAAGCAAATATTGCGGCTACTAACCTATCTGTATTCGGATCGTCTGGCACAATTGGTGGTGATAATATTATCTCTTATGTTAAAAACATCTATGGAACATCAGCCACATTTACAGATGGTGTGACAGCTCCTACATTCCATGGTGATCTAAAAGGAACAGCAGAGAAGTCGATCACATCAGATGTTACCAACTCACAGAACTATGCTGATCCGGATCCAGGTGGTGGTACAGGTTCAGCGGCTGGTTATACTATAACAGATACAGCAACTGACACAACAGCCTCTGCTCAACCAACTGCAGCATTGTTATCTGACTATCAGGTTAAAGGATCTAAAGGCGTTAAAAAGGTAACTATTGATCCAGATAACATTATTAAAAATAATATCGACCTGTCTGCAAAGACTGCTGGAGTAACTGACAAACAACTATCCTCTGCTCAAGTTCGATCTAAGATGAGAGACCCCGCTCATAGAAGCAATGCAGAGTTTCTTGCCCTGATGCAATCAGAAGGAAAATTGTCCCCAGAATATGTAAAGACTACTCCTCCCAATGTATCCACAATTGTAGATACAACTTCCATTGTCGTTCAAGGTCAGACACCTATAGGAAGTCCTTCACAAGTATTAACATCTAAACGAATAAAGGCTGTCTAATGCCAAGAAATTATATTCCAGATCTGAGATTTGTACCTGAGAGATTACAAACAATCACCGCCCGCACTCCTTTGTGTGATGGTGTAACTATTGGGTCATTCTTGAATGGCGTTACATTAGATCACATTACCGGAATTGAAGACCGTAAACAACTTGCGCGCAACCTTATTCCTCATGCAGAGATTGTTAGAGCAATTCGTGATAATGATAAAAGGTTTGCCTTGCATCAGTTGGTTGTTGTTGAAGGAATATACAAAGCTGCTCCACAAGAACAAATTACAGAGAATGAAGACAACCACAACTTCCTTGCCACTACTGGCAGAGGGATTGTATATGAGTTGAGAAGGAATGGCAAGACAGATAATGACAAAACATTTGAACTAGCAAAGTACTTGCAGGTATATCATCCCACATTTGATAAACTTATCTTAGATTATGACACATATATTGAGGGTGAACTCAATGCTCAAATTATTATACAAATGCCTGAGATTCCTGGAGACTACAAAGTTAAGTTCAAAAGAATTGCAGAGACACGGTTTAATAACACTATTCAAGCTACAAGTCAGCTTGTAGAAATTACAGAGATTCCAGACACAACTGTTAAATTCCCGGCGCAACTTCCAGATCAGGTTGCAGGATACTTTACTGTTGGCGATCTTCATGCTAGACAACTAAGAGTGTTTGGGGGCGATCCATGGCAATCATATGCATCTGATGGAAGAACATCACGTGACGCTGCAATCAAAGAAAACATTAAAAAGATTAAAGGTGGCGAGGTTGTTGTTATATCTGCTGGATATAATGATACAATTACAAGTACTGATGCCCCTACTGCTATTGCTGAAAGAGTTAAATCAATTGTCAACGAATCGGTCAGACGTAGCCATGTGATTACATTTATGCTATTCCCCGTTACATCAAAAGCATCTGCTACCAGACACACCCAAGTAAGACAAGCTATTGTATCTGCTTTAAGTAGTTTTAACAATGTTCGTATTGTAGATCTTAATGATTCTCAATACACATTAGGATTTGATGGACAATCATTGACTAAACAGTCTTACATATCAATCTCAAACCTCCTAATTTAAACGTATAAATAATAGAAATAATTTGGAAGTACAATGGCTATTAGAAGAGTTCTATCAACAGAAGATGGTAATCTGCAGAAAAGTACGCTGATCTCATCACGTACTGTGGATTACGTTGACGTTGATCTTACGTTCAATAAAAAACCAGCTGGTGACATCTACAAAAAGAAAGATGCCGCATCTGTAAAACAATCTATCAAGAACTTGCTATTGACTAATCACTATGAGAAACCCTTTCGACCATTCTTCGGAGCAAACCTTAGAGGCTTACTATTTGAACTTGCTGATGATCAAACCGAATCAGAAGTTAGTGTAAACATTGCAACAGCAATTCAGACTTATGAGCCTAGAGTTGAAGTTATGGATATTGATGTAAATATTCTTCCTGATCAAAATGACATGAGAGTGTCAATTGTGTTTAAGATTGTTAGCACGGAAGAAATTGTAACATTCACTACGAACCTATCGAGGCTGAGATAATGGCAACAACAATTAAGTCAACAAACCTAGACTTCACGTCGATTAAAAACAACCTAAAGACGTTTTTAGCTCAGCAAGATGAGTTTGCAGATTATAACTTTGAGGCTTCAGGTCTCTCTAACATCCTTGATGTTCTAGCTTACAACACCCACTACAATGGACTTATTGCTAACTTTGCGTTAAACGAATCGTTTCTTGGAACGGCTCAACTTAGAAGTTCGTTAGTTTCCCTTGCTGAAGGTATTGGTTATATTCCAAAATCAAAGACTGCATCTCGAGCAGTTGTTACATTCTCTATCAACCTATCTTCTCTTGCAGAAAGACCCTTAACAGTATCGCTGGCTCCTGGTGTAAGATTTGAGAGTTCTATTGATGATGTTACATACACTTTTCAAACAAGAGAAACTGTAACCGCCACTGATGATGGATCGGGGATCTATAGATTTAAAACAACAACTGGATCTGCTAATATTACAATCTATCAGGGCACACAAAGAACAAAGACATTTATTGCAGATGCTATTACACAAGATGCTTTGTATATTATTCCAGATAAAGACCTTGACTTAGATACTGCCATTGTGCGAGTGTATGAGACTCCTTCTTCAGCAGCATTCGCCACATATCAAAATATCAAAGACGCTACTTTAATTAATGCACAAACGGCGTTGTATATTTTAAAAGAAGCTCCCAATGAGTATTACGAACTATCATTTGGTGATGGCATAACATTTGGTGTGACCCCTAAAGCGGGGTACAAGATTGAGGTTGACTATCTCTCTGTTGCTGGTCCAGCTGCAAATGATGGTGCTGTATTCAGCCCGATCACTCAAGTGCAGGTAGGAAGTAACAACTATAACATCTCTGCAGCAACTGTCACAAACTCTTTGGGCGGTGACCTAAAAGAAACAAATCAGTCTATTAGAACAAATGCTCCATTCCAATATGCTACTCAAAACAGAATGGTTACTTCAGATGACTATTCCTCTTTGGTTCTTAGAAACTTTTCTACACTAATTAAGGATATTAAATCCTTTGGAGGTGAAGATGCTCTAAAGCCTGAGTTTGGTGCTGTGTATATGTCCATTGTGTTTGAGGATGATGTTCCTGCTTCTACACAGGCATCGACCAAAAATAGTATTCAAGATTTGGTTGATCAGCTATCTGTTGTATCTTTCAGACTGAGATTTGTTGAGCCAGTAACAACATTTATTGAAACTAACACCTTCTTCCAATTCAATCCCAAGCTAACAACTCTATCGTTGAACAGTATTACTGATTCTGTTAACACTGTTGTTAGAGACTACTTCACAACCAACACAGGAAAGTTTGGACAAGCATACAGAAGATCTAACTTGTTGACTCTCATTGACCAAGTATCTCCAGCTGTTCTTTCTTCTCGTATGGAAGTTAAGATGCAACAGCGAGTGATTCCAAGATTAGATGCTCAGAATGATTTTAATCTAAGGTTCCCAACTTCAATTGCAGCGCCCGATGATAAAGTTTTTACCGTTGACAGCACAGCATTTAATATTGATGGACGAGCTTGTAAGATCCGGAATAAACTTAACAGCAACAAACTGCAGGTCGTAACACTAGATGGTTCATCTGTTGTTGTTGACAATGTTGGTAGTTTTAATGCTGCAAATGGAAGATTGAATCTGATTGGCTGGCAACCCAATAGTATTATTGGGGGTGTAAACAATGTTAAGATTAGTGTGATTCCTGCAAACCAAAGCGCAATTGCGCCAATACGAGAAGACATTCTACAATTTGATGAAGATCCATCATTTGCATCTGCAGTAACCGTAACATCAACATAGTAGTATAAAATGGCAAGAGATTTTACATTAAGAGATAATTTGCGTAGAGATTATACGTTCACTGACAACCATCAGATTGAACAAGTGTTGCCTGATTACTTTAAGACTGAATACCCCAAGTTAATAAAACTACTCCAATACTATAACCAGTTTGAAGACTCAGACCAATCTCCTGGTAGATTGGTTCATGATATATTTTTTTCTCGGGATATTTCTTCTACTGACCTTTCACTGCTATCTCTCATTGAAGATGAGTTGTTGCTAGGTCAATCTTACTTTGAAGGTTTTACAAATAAAAGAGCTGCAGCAAAGTATTCAAATACTCTATACAGATCTAAAGGCACGTTGTACGCTATTCAACAGTTCTTTAGAGCATTCTTTGGAATTACACCTGAAGTAAGATACACTAAAGAAGATAGATTTATGATAGGTGTTGACGATTCAAGGATTGGTCCTGAGTCTCAGAAATTCCTAACTGACGATAAACTATATCAAGTATACGCAATTCTAATTAAAGCTGACATTCCTGTTCAGGAGTGGAGAGAAGCATATAAACTTTTTGCTCATCCAGCTGGTATGTATTTTGGTGGAGAAGTTCTTCTTCAAGGGATAGCGCAGATGGCTCTTGACGCTATTCAACCAAACTTCGTTAAAGTCAATAACGATCCGGTTGTTGAGGGTACAGCTACATTGGCAACCCCATTTGTAATTACAGATCTCACTGGAGAGGTTGATTCAGATGGTCGTGGAACATACGGCAAACTTAGAATTGATCTACCTGGCTCTGTTGAAGAAATTCAGAATATTCCATTGTCAGAGATTGATCGTCACTACGATTCTATTAGAGAACTTATTGGTACTAACTCGCCAACATTTGATGAAGATTCAGCAGTTGGTGATCCAAGAGCTCCAAGATTTAGCTCGAATCGTGCAGTATTAGATACAATGGATGAAGTTAAATATACCTGGTATGATTCTGATTCAGCTTAAAAACGATTATAAATATAACTAACCACAGATACGGATTTAGCAATGGCAAGACAAAATATCAATACAGGCGTTACAGCCAATGATGGTACCGGAGATACTCTGCGTATTGCTGGCGGGAAGATCAATGATAACTTTGCAGAACTATACACTCTGCTAGGTGGTGACAGCGGTCAGATTACACAAAATGTTTCTTTGGCAGATAGTGGTGTTGTCTATAATGGACTGACACACGATACAGTATTGGGCTTCACTGAAGGTGCATCTAAATCTACTGTATTGCTACCAGGTGAGAGTGGTACTATTACTCTCAACACTGCTACTCAGACTCTGACGAATAAGACTATTACATCACCAGTGTTGACAACTCCTCAGATTAACGACACTAGTGCTGATCACCAATATGTTGTTGCATCTAGTGAGTTGGCTGCTGATAGAACAATTACATTACCTCTATTGACTAGTGATGATGAGTTTGTGTTTAAAAATCACACTCAAACACTTACTAATAAAACATTTACAACTCCTACATTTACCAATCCTGTAATTACAGGAGCAATCAACGATACAAATGGTTCTGAATTTTTAGAAATTACACCTTCTGCAAATGCAGTAAACCACATAGAAATATCAAATGCAGCTACTTCTGGCATACCTCAACTTGCTGGATACGGTACTGACACAAACATTGGTATAGGACTTTCTGGTAAGAATGCTGGCTTGATACACATACAAACTGGGATTAGATACAGAACAGAAACAATAAACGCCAACCTCCAAGCGATAAGTTTACAACGCCCTGTATCTATTTTCAATCTGGGTACTTCTAGCACTGCTACATTGGCAGACGGGTCTTTCGTTGGGGAAACAAAAACTTTTGTTAATAGAGCTGCAGGAGATGTTACCGTGACTCCTTCAACATTCTTTAACGGTACGAGCTTTACAGTAAAACAATATGGTATAGTAAACTGCGTATGGGTTGATAATACAGATGGGTGGATGTTAATGACGCCTAAACTGTACACATCAAGCGATACTGACGCACTATACTATATAACAGCATAAGAGATACAACATGCCAGCGATTATTACAGATAGATTTAAAAAAGAAATTCTCTTGAATCTCCAGTCAGATATTGCAGATTCTGCAAATAGATATTATGTAGCGGTTGGTCGATCAGTTGATTGGGACAGTGCAGACACTGCACCCACTCCTCTTAACAATATTAGAACATTGCGTGATGCTCAATACAATATGATTTCGGTAAAGAACGTCGAAGCAAACTCATTTGTTATTCCTAGATACTCCTGGTCTCTTGGAGCAATCTATCAAGGGTATAGTGACAATATGGTGGGGCATCCTTCAAATAGCTTCTATGTTATCACAGATGAAAACAACGTATATGTTTGTTTAGAAGGTGGTAAGAACGCTCAGGGTGACGCTGTTACATCTACAGTTAAGCCATCTGGTACGTTGACAACAGCTTTTGAAACTGCGGATGGATATGTTTGGAAGTTCCTATATTCTGTTGGCGCGCTTAGAGCGTCTCAATTCCTTTCCGCTAACTATATGCCAGTAACAAAATTTGGAGCGTTTGATTCAGACGATGCTGCTGATCATGTTGAACAAGTTGGTATTCAAAATGCCGCATCGCCTGGCGAGGTTGTTGGATATCAAGTTACATCTGGTGGTTCTGGATACACAACAGTCCCAACTGTAACAATTGTTGGTGATGGTACCGAGGCAAAAGCGACAGCCACAATTAGTGGTGGTGCTGTGACAATAGTTAATGTAAAAGACTCGGATGGTCTAAAAGCACATGGAACTGGCTACTCCTACGCACATGCAAATATTACTGGTGGTAATGGAACAGGCGCAGCGGTCAGACCTATTATTGGTCCAGCAAAAGGCTTTGGGGCTGATCCAAGAGATGATCTCAAAGCAACAGGAATTATGTTTACTTCTAAACCAGACGGTGCAGAAGGATCTAACTGGGTTATTGACAACGACTTCAGACAAGTTATGCTTGTTAAGAACATTGAGATTCCCGATTCAGATGGATTGTATGCTGGGGTGACTGGTAATGCATTAAGAAGAATGGAATTCTCCAACATCACATCCAGCTTCTCACCTGATAAAACAATTCTCGGTTCTTCATCGCTTGCAAAAGCATATGTTGTTAAGGCCGACTCTGATACAGTTTGGTATATACAAGATTCTGATACACAATTCACTGCATTTACCGAAGGTGAGACCGTATCAGAAATAAATGGTAGTGGTGCAGGTGTGTTAGATGCCGCTGGCGTAGATGGTGATAGTCTAGCATTTATCAAAGGAGATGTTGACTTTAGTTCTGGTGAAGTAATGTATATAGATAATAGAGCAGCAATTCAAAGATCTGCTGACCAGACAGAAGATATCAAAATTATTATCCAACTCTAATGGAAGACTAGTATGGCTCAGACGTTTACTTCAGAAATTTTTTCATCTACTTATAGAGATGACTTTAAAGACAGTGATAACTATCACAGAGTGTTGTTCAATAGTGGGCGCGCTCTTCAAGCTCGTGAGCTTACACAACTTCAAACAATCATTCAAAAAGAAATGTCTAGATTGGGCAAGCACCTGTTTAAAGAAGGTGCTGCAATCAATCCTGGTGGTGTTACTGTAAACACCGAGTATGAATTTGTTAAGTTGGACACAACAGTTAATCAGCTACCTGTGACAATTACGGATCTGGTCGGAGTTGAATTTACATCTGCAGGATCCATTTCATTCAGAGTTCTGGAAGTTGTTCCTGCGGCAGGAGTGGATCCAGCAACACTGTACATCACTTACACCAACACATCTAGCGGAACAAGCGGTGCGGTGCCTATTAGGGTTGCTCCAGGCGAAGAACTAACTAGTTCATCATTTACTCTCACTGTCCAGTCTACCAATACTATTTCTAACCCAGCTGTGGGCCAAGGATGTAAAGCATCTATTCATGGTGGTGACTTCTTTGCTCAAGAACACTTTGTATTTGCTGCTGAGCAATCAAAGATTATTTCAAAATATTCTAACACACCTAGTGCTAGCTTGGGCTTTAAGGTTACTCAGGATATTGTATCGTCGTCAGATAATCAAGCGTTGTTTGACAACCAAGGCGCTACTCCCAACCTTGCATCGCCTGGTGCAGACAGATATAGAATTCAATTAACAATAGCGACTCGTGATGAAATTGACTCAGATGAGAACTACATTGAAGTCGCAAAGATTGTTAATGGTGTTATTTCCTCTCAAGTAACTGCTATCGATAGTTATAACGAAATTGATAATGTCCTGGCACTTCGGACTAAAGAAGAATCTGGTGACTATATTGTAAAGCCATTTGAGCTTTTATTTGAGACAAATGATTCAGACAATACTAAAGTAGATTTCATTCTAAGTCCAGGCATTGCATATGTTGATGGATATAGAGCTGCTACTACTGGTGAGACTATTATTACAGTACCTAAGCCACGTTCAACCGCAGCACAGAATAACCAGGTTGTCGCTGCCAACTATGGTAGCTATATCATTGTTGATGGTAAAGGTGGATCAAAAGGTATTCCAGATATTAACATCTTCCAAGAGATGAATCTTAGAAGTGCGGTGGGTCACGGCGGATCGACAATTGGTACAGCAAGAGTTCGGCATGTAGAAGAAGATGGTGCTGATTATAGACTATACCTATTTGAGATCTCAATGAACTCTGGTCAAAACTTTGCGGACGTAAAGTCAATTGGTGATAGTGCAACAGACTTTTGGAACCTAGTTCTCGAGAATACAAAAGCTGTTTTAAAAGATGCTGCTAACAGCTCTTTGTTATTTGATCTTCCAACTACCAGACCACAATCAATTTCAGATATCTCATTGACCGTACAGCGTAGATTCTCTACACAAACAAATGGTAGTGGAGATGCAACAATCTCTCTTACAGCAACAGGTGAAACATTTGCAGATACTAATCTGTGGGTAATGGGAGCTTCAGACTCTGATGTTGATATCAACGCTAGTGTATCTGGTGCGGGGACACAGTCTGCTGCCATTTCAGGTGCAGCTCTGTCTCAAAACCCATATGAAGTTCTTGCGTATGTTAACAAATCAGCTGGTGTTGTAAGAACAAAGACACTTACAGACAGAACCCAAACAATT